AAGTTGATCCGTGCCACCTAGGTGACCCCAATCACTGTCTACTATCATTCTACTGCTGATACCGCCTCTAGGACGATATTCAATTTCTATACGAATACGATCTGGTTCATATACCGCTTTAAGATCTTTATACATTACATCCAATGCACGTTCGTAACTTAATCTAGTGTCACGGTATTGGAATATGTATTGCTTAAGACTTTTTAATTCAATAGTCTTATCTTTGCCATAGAACCAAATAGTAACGTCACCAAAGTCTGGTTGATTGGCCCCACCTAAGAATGTAAATTCAGGGATATTGATACGTTGCTCATATCCACGTGCAGCATTAGGTAGACTTTTTAGTAGGCTGCTGTCTATAGTGTCCCAAAGTTTCTTTTCCATCTATTTCTTTTCCTCAACGTAGTGTTTACTCCAGTTATACTGTGTTTCCTGATGTCTTTCGCCTTGATAGTGACTAGGACCATCATAGTAGTCTAATCCAAAATGGCGACGTATGTTCTTTTGATCACCTTGGCTACCACAGATGTCAGCACAGCGTTCACCGACTAGACGATAGAAATGTTCAAGATTATCTGTTACGGGTAATCCTGCTTGAGCTGCTAATCGTTCTAATTCTTTAGTCATACTATATTATATTTAGGTTTTTGATAAAAGTCAAACATTTTTTGCACTGTCTAATATACTTTCTAATCGAGCTTGACGATCTAGCAGTTTGAAAAACAATGCTAGGGTATTGGCCGCATCTACATCCGCACGGTGCGCCTTACCTTTGAATTGTAACTTAAAGTAGCCCATAGCTGAACTCAATCCACCACTAGGTGCTTTACCTCTGGTCAGCATCAAGTATGTATACCAGGTCTTAACATCGATCCAACGACGGCCAAAATGCGGAAAATCTGCATGGTTTTTGCTGAATTCTGCCAATAATTCCACACTATCGCCCCCGCCCCAAGTCACTGGGTTGATAAAGACCTTATGCTCACGTATCAGCTCACCTAGCTCACGGGCAACATGCTCATGACTATATGCTTCTGCACGTATGTCACTGTCAGTTATGCCTGTTAGGTCATTGATGAATTCACTGATGGGCTCTTGTGGATCTATGTACCATTTACGGACCACATAGTCTTCGAAGCGTGTGTTCTTATCACCTATAGCAACACCAACCTGTATGATCTTACCACTAGGTTGATTAAGTTCTAGATCTAATGCTAGGAACTTGCCATCTGCTATCATGCATGTTCTTTCTCAAAAATATTATCCCATGTAGTTTGCAGTATCGCTGGTCGACGATTTATATGCGCTTCGTCGTTGATGTTGCCGATCGGTTTCTCACCTACTATTTTTACATATGACTCAATTAATTGGCTTTCTATAGAAACCACTTCATCCCATGGACTAATAGTCTCAAATGGATAATTAGTAAGATCCCATATCTTAATCTTTACAAAATCTTTTTCTATATTAATTTTGTAGGTATCTTCAAAGTCGTCTTCGGTGATACGCCAATCACATCCGCTGGATCCTGTAAGTCTTTTTTCTTTACCCCAAAATTTCATGTGCCCAATTTGTCTGTATATTCTTTCACCATACTGCCCATTAATCCAAGAATTATCAGCACTCATACCATATTTCAAAACTATTCCTTTGAACATGATTTGATAACAATATTTTGTAATCCCCCATTCTTTCATAAGATTGGAAATCTCGCAGGGGCTATTTAAATTTTTAGTATTAATTTCTCGAATAGATATAATACTCCAATTTACATTAACTTTCATACAGTCCTTTCTGCGGGTAACTGGCCATCAACCATTCACTGATCGCGCTGGCATTATCACTCAATTTAACTAGGTCATACTTGCCACAGAACTTTAAGAACTGTGCGCCTACCATGGGCATGTTCTTAGACACTTGCGCGGCCGCTATAGTTTCTGCCATCTTAATCTTTATCGCATCTGGTTGTGCAGTTAAGTCAACTAACACACGATTACGTTCATAGTCATCTAATACACGATGTTCAAGGCCATTATGGTCAACCCAACGCTGTAGCATCATGTTGTTCCAATTATAACCTTTCTTATCTTTGTCACTGTAGGCTTCTTCAAGACCTACTTTGTTTTTGCTACCTTTGGTGCGCACGCCTGGAAATGCGGAAAATACGTTGTCTGTAGGATCACCACGCATACACTTTTCAAAAAGTATAAACTGTGGGTTAGGGATCTTCTTAGGCTCTTTAGTCTTTTTATCAATGACTGGTTTACCTTTCTTATCAAAGATACCTTTTAGCGTATGGAGCTCATCGCTGATACCATTGTATTGATTAACGTTGTCTGCTAGGAGTTGGTAGAAGTCTGTATCACTAGATATGATAGTATGATGATCATCTGGATGGCTTTGTATCCAACCAGCTATGAGATCGTCGGCTTCTAGCTCACCATGTTGAAGGACACTACAGTTAGTCTTTTCTGCGACAAATGTTTTTAAGTTATCAAATGTCTCCCAGAATAGTTTATCTTCTTCTGCTTCACTTTCAGTAAGTGCCGCACGTGCTACTGTACGGTTTTTCTTATAGGGTTCATAGAAGTCCTTGCGCCAACTGCGTCCTTCTAAACAGAATATAACATGATCAGCCTTTTGATCACGCCATGATTTATTGATTGATGCTAGGGTTACATGGATAGCAAAACCCAGCTTGTCCCAAGTGTCACTTTGGCGATGTGCTGAATGTCTTGCTCTGAAAAATGTGTTTGCGGTGTCAACAAGTAAGTATCTCATTTAACCATTATACTTTCTATTTTGGATTTTGTCAACTAACTTCTGTTCTACCGTTGCCTAAATCTCTACGGTTACTTGCTCGTTTTTCCGGATCAGCCTGCTCTTGTTCATAGTTTTCCATGACTACATTTTGGCAAACTGCACGGAACCAATTGTCTACTATGTCTTGATCTGTTTTACCTTGGTAACCAGCACGGATTAAATTGGCTACGAATTTATCATTCCAATCTAATTCAAAACTACCTGCACCCGGATTGTCTTTGTCGATATCCATGCTGATAACTTCCACCCAAGGCTCACTTGCTTCAGTGGCAAGTTCTTTTGGAGTCTTTTTGGATTTTTGACTCTTAATAATTGGCTCTTCGGGTTTAGTACCAAACAAGCTATTGATCAATTTCTTTATCATTACCATTCTCCATGCCCAAATTCCTCATCCATATTTAATTCCATATACGCTTCATCTAATAGATGACAATGGGCCATGGCATCCCAATACTCAGTCCAACAATATTTAATAAATGTCCACATATTAATCCTTAAATAAATCTACGGCTTCCCATGGTAATCCAGGTTTACCAAAGTGTCCGTAGTTAGTTGTTTCACTATAGATAGGGCGGAACAACTTAAATCTATTTATGATACCCTTTGGTGTCAGGTCTACATTAGTAATTACCCATTCAGTAAGCTCAGAATTATTTCCATCACTGTCAACGTAAACACTCATAGGTTGCTCTATCCCAATCGCATAAGCAAGTTGAACAATAGCATGTGTTGCCCGGCCACTGGCCACGATGTTCTTAGCTAGGTAACGTGCCATATAAGCTGCACTACGATCTACTTTAGTAGGATCCTTGCCACTGAACGCACCACCACCATGTGGACAACTACCACCATAGGTATCGACAATAATCTTACGTCCTGTTAATCCAGTGTCACCATCTGGCCCACCGATGACAAAGCGACCAGTTGGATTGATTAAAAACTCTGTTTCAGCTGTGATAAATTCTGCTGGCAATACTGTTAGAATAATTGCTTTTACCTGTTCTCTAACGTCTTCAATATCCATGTCTGCTGAATGCTGTGTTGAACATACGATCTTAGCGATATGATTGACAGTATAATCATGATTGAATTCGATTGTGACCTGTGATTTAGCATCAGGTCCTAACCAAACTGCTCCATTCTTACGGACAGCAGTTAATCGTTCTACAATCTTGTGACTCCAGTAAATAGTTGGCGGCATATAGTTGGGTGTTTTATTAGTGGCATATCCAAACATAAGTCCTTGATCGCCAGCACCAAACGTGTCTGTGCCTAGGGCGATATCTGCACTTTGTCCGTGCATGTAGTTCTTGATGTCCACAGTTTCCCAATGGAATCCATCTTGCTCATAGCCAATGTCACGTATGACACGACGCACAGCATTTTCAACTTCTAGATGATTGTAAATACCTTTGTATTCACCAGCTAGGATCACTTGATTAGTAGTCACTAATGTTTCACAGGCACAACGATAGGCAGTATTGCCTTCCCGCATCATTAAATCTAATACAGCATCACTGATAGCGTCTGCTACCTTATCTGGATGTCCTTCACTGACACTTTCACTTGTAAACAAATAACTCATTCAGTTCCCCATTTAATTTTTAACCATATACGTTCGTGTATATAATAATCAATACTTAATAATAGATGTAAGGTCGTGGCGAATCCTGTTGATTTTGCGATATCCCCTAGGATTAGCCAAGTCCAAAATATAGTAAATAACCAAGCGGTTAATCTATATGTTATCATACGAACTATGGTTCGTTTTTGTGTTTCTTTTACTTGCCCCATGAATTTCCCCATAAGTCCACATGTAATCTTGGACTATAATAATAACCACGACGCATGGCTTCATCAGCTACATTAAATTTATTACCATCGTAGACCTTAACCACGCCGCCTACTGGCATAATGTATATAACACCTTTGAACTTGGCCTTACGGTATTCTGATACTGCACGATCAACTTCATCAAAGTCCGTGGGTTTTTCAACTACAAACTTAAGATATGTAGTGCCAACCTTCTCATAGCTCTTAACGATCTCAGGTTTGACTGCATCAGCCCATGCTTCACCACTTGCTGATAGTTTAGCACTAACACTAAATGTTATCTCTCTGCTACCACGATTCCAAAGTTTCAAATATTGAGCAAAGTCTTCATGTAGTTCTTGAGTACCATTTGTTTCAAATGTAAGATTCTTTAAGTTATACATATCTTTATGACCTAGTAATTCTGGATAAGCACGTTGCCAACCTAGTAAAGGCTCACCACCGGTGATGACCAAATGTGTATCATTGCCATTGGGCATGATCCAACTGTTGCTAGGCACTAGATCTAGCATACGTTTGACTACTGCGTCAATTTCTAATAGCGGACTAAGATGTTTAAACTTTGGATCCCACGACGCATAACTATCACAGCCTGTTGTAACCAATGGTAGTTCTTCGTATATTCTATATTGTTTGGGATCAATAAACTCACGCTCTGTGCTCATCTGTGTGCGATCCTTCATACCAAATCCACCACAGGTAAAGTTACAGCCAAAGGTTCTTAAGAATACACTAGGCACACCAATAAAGCGTCCTTCACCTTGTGCTGAATAAAATATCTCGCTGACTTTAAGTTTACTCATCTAATTAATCCGTATAGATATATGAATAATATTATGGCATTCAATGACCATAGCTCTGGTTTCTTCCAAACAATACCAGTTACAATCCAAAATAAACAAGCAATAGACAATATAATAATGTTGAGAGGATACACATCAAGACTGGTGAATACCACCCCAACAACTGTGATTATATTAGCTAGCCATCCTATTAGTTTACTATGTTTCGTAAAAAAATGCAACCTATCTCTCCCAAGGATAAACAATCCAAACATCTTCTTCGGCTTTGTTTATCTCTACAGCACTGTAGTCAACCTTGCGGCTAAACTGGCTGCTTAGATTATCAAATAGCACAGCAAAGCGAACATTGTTGCCCCAGACGTCATCCCACGCTGTGTCATTAGGTAGATTAACACCTTGCCAATCTTCGATGATCCAATCAAGTGTAGCACCAGTATCGTTGATGTCATCTAAGATCAGTATGTTTTTACGCAGTTCTGGATCACTGGTGGGTTCATCTTTGGGTCTGGGAATTTTACTAGCACTAATATAACCAAAAGCATCTTCGGCCATCCAGCAGTTGCTTTCACCACCTTCGCCGTCACGTAGAGCCACTTTTAATGTTTCCATTGGAATATCTAACATATGGCTCATATATACCGCGGGAACAAGTCCTCCGCGGGTAAGTCCTACGATATAGTCTGGACGCCAATTATCTTTATACATCTGATATGAGATTTTATTAACGTATTCACGGATCTGTTGATCATCTACATATAACTTTTTCACAATTATCCTTTATAGGCACGTAGACTAGAAATCTTATCACCATCAAATGTAATAACATCAACTACTAGTAGTTTTTCTACACCATTGAGTAATACTTCAATCTCTGCGGCTACTGTATTGCCATCTTCGTATAATGACAATGGAGTAACGGTGATAGTATCTACGCTGTCAAAAATATTTTTGTTGGCTGTTAATACAGCAACTTTACCTTCTGCAGAATTTTCCCAATCACGGGTAACGGCATTATCAGAAAATATCTCTGATAGACCGGTTAGATCTTTATTACTAAATGTTTCAAAATATTGTATTGCTTGATCTTTTAATGTGCTCATCTTGGGGCAAACTCCTGTTGTAATTTAATATTGTCAAAAAATTCTTTCTTGGTATTACCATCATCTTTAAATGCACCTTTTAATACCGTAGTCTGTGTTAGACTACTATGCGCCATGATACCACGATTCTCACAACAACCATGTGTTGCTTGGATGTAGACTGCTACGTTCTCACTGCCTGTTGCCTTCATTATTTCTCTTGCGATGTCGTTAGCAAGTTCTTCTTGTAGTGTACCACGACGACTACACCATTGAGCAATACGAGTATACTTGCTAAGACCAATAAGTTTTTGTGCGGCAATAATCCCAATATAGGCAACACCAGCGACAGGC